AGCTTGTATGAACACTCTTTCTAACTCACTTATAGTTTCTAATACAGATCCTACTTGCTTTGTTAGTAACGCATGATCGTATACTATCAAGAAATGCTTGTTAGTTCCTTTAACATACGTGTCATAGAATTGGAATATTATGTCTTTAACTTGCGTGGGAGTAGTAGGACTATCTACAAAGTAAATAGGATACTCCTTTAGCTTATTGGTTACCGATACGACCATTCTGAAGGTATTGTCGTCCAGGTCCTTTTCAGAACTATACAGAGTCGAAGTCGTTCTCCTTAGCTTATTTGAGAGCGTCCTTCCAACCTGCCTAAAACCAACCATCTCTAAAGAGAAGTTAAGTACTATAACATCTTCTGATTCATTTAAATCAATCACGTCTGTGGTAATCAAGTTCGCAAACGAACTCTTTCCACTTCCAGAGATACCCGCAATGGTAAGCACAGTGTTAGGTTCTATTCCACCCATACACTGCTTATTAAACTTATTCCATCTTGTTTTTAAGCTGACGATTTTATGTTCACGTCTGCCTGCAATATATTGAACAGCTTCATTCGCAACTACAGACATAGGACGTATCAAATTAGATAAGTTCTGTTCCATATGTCTCTGTATTTTGCTCTTGCTGTTCACTTAGCATCTCTTCTTCAATTTCTTCCCACTGATGGTCTTGTAACCATCTCCACATAGTCTTCATATATCCTATTTTGCCTAACTTGGTTTTCTTCTCAAGTTCCTTAACTAAGCATTTGTTAATATGTTCAGCTTTGGTATAGCTTTTACTAACATAGGAGTTATAAAGATTTCTGCATTTATTCTTATTCGTTCTAAGATAGACTTTTTCTCCATCTGGACGAACAACATAAACTGGGTACATATCGTAAAACTGATCAAAATAGCTACGATCTGGTTCGATATAAGCTGTAAGCTTTTCAGATTCTTGATATGTAATTGAATTCCCTCTCTCTATCGAGGTAATAAGTCCTTGTTCGATTAAGTATGATATTTCGTCGTCGCTAATTAGGCTGACAATTTTGCGGACGTCTTGATTATTAGATTTTTGATTCTTATCCAATACCATACTTAGGAAGACTAATTGATTTAAATTTAATTTATCTGGATAATCCAGAAGTTTTGTGTTTAATTCAATAATCATACTTTTATACTCTTTGGTTAACAAGTCTGATCGTCAAACAAACTCAGTTGTACACTCTTAAGCTCACTAATAATTTTACTTGCTTTAGAAATGTAGTACTGATAGTTTATATGACGATGCTCTATAGGCTTTTCGTCATACGTATTCAAGATAGTAACTCCTGATTCTGTCAAAAGGTTTATGTCTGTATATTTCTTTACGTCAACTCTCTTACCTTGATAAGAAAATTCAAAACCCTTCAACTTCTCATTATATTTTCTCTTGAATAAATAATAATCGTTTGTAGATGCGTAAAACCTATTGATTCTCTGTACTTTCTCACTTCCGTGATATACATCGAACTTTTTAGCTACGCGTTGACCAATTACAAAGTCTCTAATATCTTTATCAGACATTATAAACTCTTTAACTGGTTGTTTTGTAAGAAAATAATTTATAACCGCTTTAGGAATTACGACTGGTGCTAATCCTTTCCCAAGCTTGGTCTCGGTTATAAACATTCCTTTCTTTTCTATCAGATTAGGGTCTTTGGATTCAGAGTAACCCTTAATGATACCGAAATAATCATTAATTGCGTACTGATAAAACGCTTCATAATCATTGCTTTCAAATACAAGTTGTGTAATAGCTTCTACTTCTGCAATAGCTTCCTGAATTCTACTACGATTCTCTTCCTTAGCTATATACACTACACCATCTGTGTTAGCTTGTATGATCCTACAATCTAACTCCAGCAAACGTTCTATTAACATAAACAAGATCAACTGTCCATTGATTCTTATTCGGAAGACGTTAAACGGATCGTATAACCAACTTGATTCTTCTTGCATTTTCCCCGTTACAGAATTAAGAGCAAGCTTTAGTGTCTTGTCCTTAAGTTTCTGTCGATTATGTTTTGCATAAATTCTGTCGTTATAAACGTCAGTGTAGACCTGCAAAAATTCTTTTCCTACACGACTTGGAGCAAGGTTGTATTTAATTAACAACGATGGGTACATCGACGCCACATCACTGTGCCCAATATACTCATTCTCGTTAGGACGGAAGATTTCTGGTTTGTTGATAGAATGTAATCCACCAACTCCAACAGAATAGCCTAAATTTGAGAGAACAAACCTCTTCTCATAGCCTTTGCGTTCATGCGAATCAACTACTTGTTTTTTCATATCTTCGAGAACGTCTTGTAATTTCGGATTTTTATATTGTATAAAAGGGAAAATCACATCCTTTAACTTTATGTCTTCAACTGGCTCTTGATTTTTTTTGAGTTCTTTTATATCTACGCCTGTTTTCTTACAATAAAGTTTAGCAAGGATGGATTCTCCAATTTTTACTCCATCGAAAGATAAACACGGAATTCCATATTCATCTTCAATATACAAACGAAGTTTTATATCTTCTTCAAGTCTACTTAATAGATCTGTAGTAGATTCAACATCGTTTATATTATATGCAATCATTTCGTCAATATCAGAGTCTTCGATTGGTAAATCAAATGAACCTGAATATTCTTGAACGTTTTTATAGTGCATAGTTAATTGCATTTCCTTAAGACCTACTCTTAACTTTGAACTAAATTGCATAGTCAAAAGATCCATAGAATTGAATTTATTTGCATATTTCCATTTCTTGAATCTTTCTATATCTCCGTCTTCTGACTCTATTATACACTTAGACAACTTATATAACGACCTACAGACTTCTTGACTGGTTCTATGACTCAATTGTCTTTGAAGATCTATAATATAGTTTAATACCACGTCGTCATAATGTTTGTTGTTATAGCCACAAAAGATTATATCTTTAGAAACGAAAAAATCAACTAACTCTGTTAGCTGATTCTTTCTATTAGATATTTCAAAAAGTAATAACTCTTGTGTCTCTGTGTCCTTACATGTACAATGAAAACAGTTTGGAAAAATCTCTATGTCGTATGTAACGACTTTAAAATTTCGTATAAACATGGTTCAATGACTCTAAGTAAACGTATGTGCTGTATATTGGAATCGAACCAATATTTAGACCATCTACAGCTAATCAATAATAGTTAAGGAAGCTCAGGTTAATTACCTGAGCATTCCTCATCACTCTTCTCCAAATCATCAATAGTTACTGGCTTTTCACAGCCAGTTGCGTTTCCATTAACCCATGTTGAACCTTCTTTATTAGAAGCTGACATAAGATTAAAGCTCTCTACTTTGATTTGGATAATTGATGGTTTTACGTAATTCATATTATTTATATTTATTTATTACTATGGTCTTACATATAAGACTTCTGAAAACTCATCTTTTGTTAAGTACCAGAACGGCTTCTTTCCGTTCTTGTAATACATCTTGGTGAAATCATCAGGATGTAAGGCTAAATGAAACAACACATGAAATATATTAAAGATATTACTATCATCCCAACCAGATTTCCTTGCTCTAAGAAATAATCCTATTGGGAATAATATAACACCAACAAGTAATCCAAGTATTGCACTTAATACTATTGTTAACATATTATTGATTTTAAGTATTGTGGAGATTATAGGACTCGAACCTATACATCATATTGCTACGATTACTGACAGTTTAGCAAACTGTTGCCTTACCAATTAGGCTTAAATCTCCAATGTTGGAGGAGAGTAAGAGATTCGAACTCTTGGAGCGTTTTACCGCCCTCTGGTTTTCAAGACCAGCGCTTTAGACCACTCAGCCAACTCTCCTTTTTAAAGTGTTGGTGGGACGAAGAGTGTCACCACCAGCACTGTTATGCTGCTACACTGAGCAACACCTTGCGTTCGTATGTATAGTCAACTGATTTACAGTTATACTGCTTAGACACTTTCTTAAGTGTCTCTTTACATACGTCCACTACAGTATCTTTCTTAACGAATCGTTTTCCAGCAAACTTACATAATGGATAACCGATCGTAATCGGGTCCATATTTGGATATGAATAGACTCCTCCACCCATATCTATCATAGGCACAATCAATGCCTTTTTGCGGTCATACGGTAATACTGTTTTGTCATATATCGAAACTACGATATCTCGAAAATGTTCAAGAGCTTTATCTCGCTCTTCTTTCCATGGTTCAAGGAATTCGTTCTTAAACAAATCCATTTCATCACATGGTGCTGGGTTTTTACGTACCCACTTTGCAAGTTTATGTTGAGCTAATCGCTCCATAAAGTTTGCACTTCCAATACGTTTGATAATAACTCGTTCGCTCATAACTTTAGTTTCTGATGGAACGTCAAAGTAATCTACACAAGCACCCCAACTCTTCATACGTTCTTCATAGTTCTTACACTTACCTTTAGTAAGCATATACCATGGTTGTTTCTTTGAACGTACACAGAAGTGAGCTTTCAAGTATGCTTTACGATTGTTCTTTACTGTGTTATATATAACGTTTGGGTCTGATATATTTGGTTGCAAATTCTTATCCATTTTGATAATGATTTAAATAGTTACGTTCTAAGGCGCTATTTCCACCTCTGCGGTGAATTGTCCTGGAAACGTATTAAAACGCCTCAGAAGGCCTCTAAATGGCCTTAAAATGAAAGTATAGACAGCCTCGAACTGTCGCATAAATGCTGGTCCTTGTACACCATATACTTGTGCCGATATTATACTGCTAAGTCCATAGAGAACTTTTCTGCAATATCATCAGTACATGTTATGTTAGTATTGTCGTTAAACTCCTTGAGCTTAGCGTCAAACTTATTTGCCTTCAACTGGCTCTCCTTAACGAGAGATGCAATCTTTGCTGAGGTAAAAGACTCTGTCTTACCCATATGCTTCTTACCCTTAGATGCCTTCTCAGAAGGATTAATGGTAGGAATCATCTTAAGCTGAGCAATAGCTTCCTTAGCTTCACCAGCTGCAAAAATAGCATAGTTATTGGTCTTCTTAAACTCCTCATAGTTGAACTCTGTAATACCCATATTGAGCAACATAAGCATACCCTTAATAATAATACGCTTCTCACTCATCTGTGTGATTTCATTGTACAAACCTTTGAGGTCGTAGCCAGAACCCTGGCCTGCTGCAATAGCCTTCTTAGCCATTACATTTTCCGCACGAATGATCTTCCAATACTTGTTGATTGTCATATCAAGATTCTTACGGATATTGATGATCTTTGCTGAATTCAATTCAATTGATTTATTCTTACTCATAATTAGATTTTGATTAAAATTAAAAATACAACTAATATGAATTCGAGAGATCATTTACCTACACTTGCTCATAGCTTGGAATCGAACCAAGTTTACTTAAAGTTAATCCGCGAGGTGCGCCTCCCGCAGGAAGCACACCCCAATCCCCTCGGGGAAATGGATAACTGTAAATAACCAAGTAACGATAATCCGAATTTAGAATCATCATACTTCATTCTTTTCTTTCTTAACTGCTTGTTATGAAGCATTTTCCCTCGGGATTATGCTTCTATATCCTCAGATATATCACTTACAAGTTACGAAATCCAAGAAATCCGTAATCCAATCCTATATTCAGTGGATCACCATTACTATCTATGAAAGGAATTGTTTTCTTAGTACCGTTGATGTTGATTACTATTTCACGTGGCTTGTCGGACGCGAAAGTACCACCAGGACAGTCTTGGGCCGAACCCGGGCCTCCCTCGGGAGACAGAGCCTTTTGGTATCCTTCGCTCTTCTGAGCAACATGAGCCCAGCAATCATATAATCGACGGACAACATAGTCATAGTCCTTTGTACGGACTGACTTCTTTACTACTTCAATAGATAAACCATTGAGAATAGCTTTATTGTTAAGGCCGCTTGATAAATCTACCAAAGCGTCCCACACTTTCAAAGCAAAACTATCAAATGGAATTTTGTCCTGACAGCCTAACAACTGATTCCACCAACGCACAGATGTCTTTCCAAGAACAATAGTACCATTATCTTGGATTGTACAAATCTTGTACTTTTCCGCATCATTTGCGTTGTCAAGTATCTTTACAGACACTTTGGAATCAGTCATTAGAACTTGCATTAACAGTTTGCTTGCATCAGATACAAGCTTTTCCATATGTTTAGTCCTCTGTGATTGTTACGGTTACACCTGATGCAGCGTTAGTGCTTGCATTCATCTCGTGATTGTAATCATCGAGCTTCTTGATGTTACCAGCAATTGCATTCTGAAGAGACTGCAACTCCTTGTCGAGGTTAGCCTTAAGCTCCTCAATACGGCTGATTTCAGCCTGGTTTGCAGCATTACACTGCTTAACCAACTTCTCTACGTCAGAGAAGATGATGTTCTTGTCACCACGAAGAGCCTTAGAAACAGCGTCCTCTGTTACCTGACCAACCTTAGACAAATCTGGAGAGATTGGCATTGCTACCTCACTTGCCTGATCATCCTTGTTGATGAATACTACTGGAGAACCAGTGATGTCGTTACCGAGCTGAATGCTCACTACGTCATAACCCTTAACGAGATAACGCTTTGTTGCGCGATTCGTTGTGAGCTCAACATTGCCATCCTGCTCGATCTTACGCTTCTTCTCGTCGAAGTTAACAGCGTTCTGACGTGCCTCTGGGCGATAATACTGACAGCCAAAGTTCTGGCCTACGATTGAGAGTGACTTACGATTGTTTGCTACTACTGATGCTTTTACAGTTTCCATAATTTTTCATCCTTTTTGACATCGTTTTTGATAAACCAACGATGAAATTAATAATAAAGTTTTACGCTGAAATACAGCTTTATAAAGTAAAACATTACTGCCTCATTGGGTCTGAATGTTGTGAAAAAATCAACTTCAATTGCTATTCTAATGGGAAGCACGCTTCCAATTTTAACTGTTACATTTCTATATTCCTCTAAGTGAAGCTCAACTCATGTAACGGGAATCCAACGGTAGGATTAACTTAGCCCATCATCAAAATTGTTATCATAAGCTTTGAATGTTGAATGTGCACAATCAAGTGCAATGATTTATGTAATTCATTGTTTAATTCTAATAAACAATATGTGAAGTATACTATTCTGTATCCGTCAAAGTCTCTGATGATTCAGGATTCGCGGAGGGTTACAGTGCTGAGATACAGATGTAAGTTTCCACATACGATTGACCCACAAAAACTTTGGTAATTTCTTCTCGTACTTTCCACATACTTAAAAGTAACTACCGATGATTGTTAATTCACCACAGATTATCTCTTATGTTAGTATTCATTCTTATACGCGGAATACATAATTTGCGTTTCATTATCGAACTATCTCACCTTCAGGGGGATCACAGATACTACGGCTGTTCTTTCTATTGGATAAGCTTCCTCATTTGTTTTTAATCTCTCATTTCTTCGAGACAGTGCACGAACACTCGGGAATTTAACCCTATCATTACCCTTGTCACCCACAACATTCCTTTTTAATACACCGAGACAGGATGTATTAATGAGTCACTAACTCCCTATCCTTATTACAAGGACGTACTTAAGTTCTGTTGCTGCCCATCAGTTTACTGATAACTGCTCTATAAATCTATAAGGATTTGCTGTCCTGCTTCAATACCGTCCGTTGCTACCTATTAGTAGTTACGTTCGGCGACTCAAGCTCGAGACGGAATCGTATAGTTTATTCTGCATAATTTTTTCAAAGTTACGGTTGGCACTCGGATTTCCGACTCAATTTCTTTCTTACAACGAAAGGGGTATATCTATCGGGAGACATCCATTTTTGTTTAACATGTTTGTTTTCTCTCTAACTCTCTTTTCTTAATACTTATCTAAAACTATATACTTACTCATATATAATATACCAGCTTACTACTCTGTAGAGACTATATAATATTGTAAATATAATGCAAAGCACTAATACTTGTAGTCATTGAAGGTTGACGGATCTTTCATTACCATTGGTAATATGGCATTCTGAATCAGGTCTACCTAATTAAAGTTTTCCCAGTATCGCCTCTGAGTGCGGCTACCATGATTGTAACGTTATCATCGCATTGGAGAATTGTTTTTATCAACTCATCCCATTGTACCACTTATATCTTCACTCCACCCAAAGAGCTGTGTACACTCAAATCAGACTTTGACCGCGGCCTCGTTTCGCGTAGCATTTCTACATTCAGGTATTGCCCAACCTGCTGGTCATTTTACTTTTATATCCCGCATAAACGACCAAAGCCTGGCGGACGTACTTCTTCATATATCAGACGTTTTACCCCGTCCCTGGACCCTAAGGTGACCCAAAAGGTGACTGAATCGAACAGTCGGGTTTTACATAGTCAGCATAGTTACGGTATACTTCGTGGGTATTATTCCTTTCACGATATTGTTATACTCCATACATTTTTTCACTCCTTCATACTCTACTTTGGTGGTAGAGGAACACTGAGCTGGGTTTTAGTAGATACTTCTATAATAGAGTTGGCCTTGCCTTCATATAGCCATACCATGTACTATATTCTTCGGGGTTTCTTATTATAGCTTCATCTCGTGTAACGTTCTTATATACATAGTATCATAGTATACATTTCCGATACGGTATCAGTATTGTGTGATTGTCAACTCACAACTTACGTGTCTTCTCATATTTCCATCACCAGACGGTTCTCACTTCCATATGAATAGGGTTTGATACAACACTTTCCCTAATACAAATAAGTTTTTCACGCTTAAATGTCTTCCATCCTATCTTTTGGGTTTCTCACGCTTTGAGAGCGCTGACATATTTTCGGATCAAGTTAATTCGTTCCTAAGGCTAATGAGACCTTATATGGAACTAATGTGCTGCTCCTGCATACTAAGCGCATAGCTTATAATATACAGGAGCGCCGACTATATACGGTATACACTCGGTTCTTTTATTCTGATACTACGTTTGTAGAATCATGGGAGGTTTCCCAACTCCCTTTCGGTATTGTTATACTAAATGCTGGGAGATACGAAGTCTCAGCTTTAGCTTCAGTACGAACCTTTACAACGTACTTGAATTTTGTGTTAGTTACTTGGACTGTATCGTGTTTTACAACTTGTGTAAACACAGTGTCCTTTTTAGCTTCTTTCTCAGTGTTACTCTGATTCAAGAAAAACGGAGCTGGTATTGGTTTCATCGGCTCCGCATGCACCACCATATTTCCAGGTAATGGTGGTGGTCCTGATTTACTCACAGCAAGGCAGACGCCACTAAGAGCGAATGTCATACTGCAGAGAAATGTTGTTAACTTTTTCATCTTTGATAGATTTACTCGCCTTTCAAGACTTTGTAAGCCTTACCAATACGACTACCAACTTCGCGAATTTTTTCTTTGGCAGTCTGAATTAGTTTTTTGACTCTTCTGTCTCTTCTGGCTCACCTTCCGTCTTAGACTCTTCCTTTGGAGCTTCCTTAGGTTCCTCTTTTGGTTCCTCTTTAGGCTCTTCGGTTTCGCCATCCTTCATAAACTGCAGCTCAGGAATCTCAGACTCCTTATAGTTTACGAACTGCATGTTAGGATCACGGAACATGTTTGTTATTACTCCAGCCTGCATCTTCATGTTTGCGAGCAAGCTGTCTGTCTTAACTCCCTTAAGATCAGTGCCGCGATAAAGACTCTCAGAAAGAGATCTGAACATCTTTATTGCTACTGGATCTTTCTCTGCACGTTTCTCCATGAAAGATTCGATAGCGTCTGCAGAAGGCTCAGTTACGTATGAGATTGTTACATCAAATACCTTACTGTTGTTCTCAAGAGTTTCAATACGCTCCTCTTGATCCTTGATAGCCTTCTCATTCTTCTTAGGATCTTTCTTGAGAACCTCAAGGTTCTTCTTTACAGCTTCGATAGATTTCTCATTCTCAGCCTTCTTGAGGTTAGCCTTCCAGATTACGATCTCACGTACAACATCAGCTATAAAGTGATTGTCATACTCACAGTTTCCTGTGGTGCGATCTGTAACCGTATTCTTGAGGTGACAGAAGGCTGGTACTGGAGACTTTGTTGTAGCGGTAACGGTGTAAAGAAAGGAACCAATTCCATTCATTACAATCGTAGCCTCTCCAACAAGCTCGATAAGGTTATGCAACAACTGAATACGAGACATGCCCTTGGTGGCGTCGGCCTTCTCTTTCTCCAGATATGCTGCATAAAGACTGATAGCCTTCTGAATGTTGTTGAGATAATCCTTGCGCTCAGACAAGAAGATAAGAAGGCTCTTGCGGAGCTGCATCTTATTCTCAATCTTATTAACATCCAATTCTGGCTTTTCCTCAAGGAGTTCCTTCTCCTCCTTAAGCTTCTTCTTAGTTTCCGCAGAGACTTTCACGTTCTCTTGGGTAATAGTTACGTTACCATCCTTATCAGGAGCTGGTAATGACTTGAGGTTGATTGTTACACCAATCTCCTTCGCAACTTCTGCCATGCTCTCCAGTACTGCTGGACGCATTGTACGAGACCATGGGGTGTCAGCAAGAGCTACTTCCTGAGCAAACAT